TCAATCAATCCGCCTGATTGCGTGGCCTCTAGTTCTTCCTCAACGTCAAAATCGTCACCAAGCACTTCACCTTGCGCCAACTGATCAAGCAAAGTTTTCTGAGTAATGGTGCCTGCGGTGTAAAGCTGCAGCAGGGCAAGGATTTCTTGCGGCTCAAGGCGTGCGCCCACAAAATCCCGGTTGACATAACTGCTGCCTGATTGCTGCTGGCCAAGGTAATCAGCGTGAAAACGCAGACAGTTATCAATCAGATCCTGTACCTGCTGCGCGATCACCATCATGGTGCTGTCGCCTTGGCTGCGGTCGATCCGTTTTGCCTCGGCCGTTTCAGCGCTGAGCTTTTGACCTAGGACAGCAGACAGGCCAAGTTCATTGATCTGCCCGCCAAGTTGTTCAAGACGGCGGAACTGCGCTTCGTAGCTCTTGCCGTCGGGTTCAATGTATTCAGCACGGCCTTCAGCAGGGAAAGCGATGGCTTCACCAGGGCCAGCAGATACTTCCTCGGCAGACGATGGGAATCCATAGAAGGCGAGCATAGGCACGCCGCTGATGTGCAGCATGTTGTCCAGATCGCTCTGGATTTGATAGGTCTTCAGGTTTAGCTCGGCAATGTCTTCCAACGGCGGGCGTGATTCAAGCAGCCCAACACGATTGGAATAGGCAACAGCAAAGGGAATGTAATCAAGGCTGGTGGTGCCTTCTGCCACCATTTCATATTGACCTTTAGTGTCCGATTGCCTGTGCAATTCGTAGGAGCCTGGGCGCAACACGCGGATTTGTTCTAGATATTTTTCACCGAAATCACCATCAGGCACGACGATCAGCTCACGCAGGCGCAGCATGGTCAGCTTCTGTGCGCCGTTGGTAATTTCAGATCGCCAGCCAAGAATGTCACGCGGTGTATAGGTCACCCAATACGGGCGAAGTGATGCGGTGTCGGTAATGTTCTGCAGTTCGTCTTCGGTTTCGCTAGGGAAATCAACCAATACGCCAGCGTGGCCGTAGCGCACAATCTTGCGCGTCAATTCGTAGACAAAGATATTTAGATCATTGCCCTGCAAATCCACATCAAATAGTTGCTCCCGAATTACATCAGGTACGTCGTCAAGGCGTACAGGCTTACGGGTCAACATGCCCGCCAGCATCCGTTCAAGCCGCTGGTAATAAGGCGGGCAGACGCTACGGGCTAGGCGGTTGTCGTAACTTTCGTCTTGCTCGCGTGGCTCTTGCGGGAGGTAACGCCGATGTTTGCGGCGCATACCGTAAGTGCCCTCCATCAGATCTTCAATCAAGATCCAATGTGGTTCCTGTGCAGCCCATGCACCATTAGGATCCTGCACCTGCGTTGCCTTGCGCGTCAGAAGCCGGTCGTAAGCATTGAAACCGGAGTACATGATCTGCCGCGTTTAGCCGTAGTTTGATTCTATTGCGTAAATGTAAGCCGGGCCTCCGATACCGCCACACACGGCGTTCAGCCTTACGGTTTGAACCGACCCGGCAGGATCAAAGTTTATTCGGATTGATCAGCGCGGCTGATTTCATCGTCGAGGGCATCACCTGCTTCGTCAAAACCTTCGTCATATAGCCATTGCTGAATGGCGGTGAGCATGGCTGAAGCGGCTTGATTGAAGTCGTAAGAGCCGTCGTCATGTACAGAATCGAAGGCGGCCTGAAGATCGTGCCAGAGGGGTGCGGACATTGTGATTGTGCGGCGGCCTTACGGTAGCTGCTCCAATGCGCGGCGAATGTCGTCAGTTCGATTGTTGACGAATGGACTTCCAATAGATTCAATTTCTCGTAATGCTTGCATGGCCTGATTTTTGAAAGTTGGTGGTTCAGGGCGGCGGCGTTCACGCATGTGGCTCACCAACATCCGCCGCTGGTGCTTAGTGCCACAGACAGGGTCTGTCAATGCAATAGCACAGCACGCTTCCAGTTCTTGGTCTGCGCCCCATTGAGCGGCTGCCAGTAAGGCGTCCTGAGGCCAAAGCCCTAGCCACTTTTCTACCAGCTCGGGCGGTGGGGTGATGGGGTGTTGTTGTGTCATAAGAAAAGGCCCCCGAAAGGGCCGGACGGTCAGAAGTTGGCGGCCAGACCCTTGGCGAGATGGTTGAAGAAATGATGGATGTCGCCGTTAGTAAAATCGAGCCGGCGAAGGATGCTCTCGATCTGGGCCCGTTCCTGACCAGCGGTGCGCTGGATGGCTTCGATGACGCAACCTGTAGGGATCAGGTGGGTGTCGCCGTTGGGTGCTTCAACTTCGTAGGTCTTGTCGACCAGATCCTTTTCGTTGAAGAAGGTGGTGATGAAGTCAGCCATGGTCTTGTGTGTGGTGGGGTCGCCCCCTGTCCCTTAATTATGGGGTATACCCCTGCCATCTGTCAACAGGCAAAAGAAAACCCCCGCTTTCGCAGGGGCTCCCTCGCCCGACGCAGGTGAATCTGAACCATCCCCCGGATCGCACGCAGCGGTTGCCCGGCTTCAGTTTTAGTTGGCTGGCTTCCCTCGGGACAGACGCAAGGCGTGTGTTGATCCGACTTCCGACAGCACCCAGCAGGGGACTTCGCTGGTGGCGTCAATATAACCTGATGCCCGTGCCCTTGCCGGCGTTGGCGTACAGCGGGTTGAATTCAGACATGACCAGATACCCCAAACCGTCTGTCCAGTGCTCAATCCCAGCCGACTTGTCGATCACGTAATCATCGGCGCCCTGCTTGTAGGTCACGTTGCGCAGCGCCTTGATCGTGTTTTTGCAACGTGGGTGGACAAACAGGCGAATCTGACCATTGGCATTACGAATCAGGCTGTTGGTGGCGTTGATCTTGTCCTTCACTGCCCAGGGCGCCTTAGGACTGACGCAGCCAAATCCGTACTGGCGGATAATTTCATGGTCAGTACGGCCAGCCGATGAAGTCTTGCGGGCGCTGCCGGTTGGATCCGGGTAGGCGATCAACTTCCGATCCCTGAACCGCTCACGAAGCATGGCGCACACCTCATCAGTGTTGGTTTGCGTTACGGACACCTCATCCCATATATGCAGTGTGTCGCCCACGCGGCTACCGAGCACACCGGCCAGCACGCTCACGTTGAAGTCAGTGCCCCACAGGATCGGACCGCCGGTATCGCGGACGGCATCGGAAATGTTGTCGTCGCTGAAATCCGGGTAGACACGGCCCGAGAGGGTTTCAAAGCTGGCAAGGTATTCCTGGCGAAAGGTGCGGTCGTCAAGCGTGCGACGGGCAGCCTCAACCTCATCCTCGGGAACGTTGCCGCCTTGAATCGTGGTGTAACTAAAGGTTGACCAATCAGGTTGATCCTGGGCTTGTTCCCACAAATCGTGAAACCAGTTCAGGCCAGCAGGTGTCGTGATGAACCACGCGGGACCACCTTGATCAGACAAGGCAGGGCGTAGCACCATCTCCCACGCTTCCTGTTTGACGTAAGCGGCTTCGTCAACGATCAGGCTGCTAAGCGACACACCACGAAGGGCATCAGCGGATTCGGCACCTTTGAGGGCGATCACGCTGCCGTTACTTAATTCAACGGACAGTTCAGATTCATTTTTTCTGGCAAACATTTCAGGCGGCACCATGGCACGAAGCTGGCGCCAAGCAATTTGTTTTGCCGATTTATAGGTTTGAGTGACGTACCAGTTCAGACTGCCGGGGTGCTCAATGGCCCATGCGACAAGGCGGCTGATGCAAAGGTAGGTTTTGCCGAAACGGCGGCCAGAGCACAGGAGCTTGAAACGCTCAGGCGCATCCCAGACCTGACGCTGCGGACCGGTCAGCCCTTGGTAAAGCTGCTCAGCGAATGGCAGCCAGTCCTTTTGATCCTGTAGGTCCGCTGGGATGGGTGGTTCAAGCAGGAAGCCACCAGGGACGTTGGCGAGCAGGCTCAAATTTCAAGGCCGATCAGTTTGGCTTGGAGTTGGATGGCATTAAGCGCAACTTGAGTTTGACCGCGCTTGTAGGCGGACTGTTCGTAGGTGCGAGCACGACCTAGGGCTTCAGCGATCCAAGAGGGCCGGGTCATGGCGGCGTCTTCTTCTAGGCGGATTCTGGCGCGTTTGATGTAATTATCAGCTTGGCGATTATCAATATTCCATTGCTTCGCACAGAACTGCACAATTTGACCACGAGATTGGCCTTCAGTAAGAAGACCATAAACCGTGTCAATACGAAAGTTGACTTCAGCGGCGGTAGAACGCGCCAAGGTTGAAATAAAAGCGATGAATAAAGGATAAACCCAAAAAGAAAGAATGGCGAGATCTAGGACTCAGTTGAGACGTATTTGGGATTGGTGGGACGCAAATGAGACCTGTAGGGAATCTGGAATTGTGTTTTAGGACGCTTGCCAGCGCGAAAAATCTGGCTAATCTTTTCCCGTTGTCTCCCGGGAATTCCCGGACACACCCGAAAAACTCCGATGCGCCTTGAACTGCAAATCCCCGATGATCTGGTGGAGGATCTCAAGCGTTACAAGCCCAGAACCATGTCCCTGCCTATGTTTTGCGCCTATTTGGTGGAGCTAGGGGTTGACAGGGATGTTACGCTGGCGGAGCGACCGACAGGGAGCGAAGCCTCTAATTCTTCTTCTAATATAAGTAATACTATAAGTTCTTCTTCTAAAGAAGAATACTTTAAAGATAATAATAGTACGGCTGTTAAATCAACTAAGAAATCAGGGAAAACCGGGAAATCCCGGAAGCGACCGGAGTATTCCGAAGACTTCAATACCTTCTGGAAGCTGTATCAATCTGCGCCTGATCGTGTCTCATCTCAGACGAAACCGAAGGCGTTTGACGAATGGAGGGCCATCGTTGCCCTTGAAGGCCCTGAGACCCTCCTAGAAGCCGCTAGAAGGGCGATTGAGGAGCAGAAGCGGAGGAAGACCGCAGGGGAGTTTGTGGGGAGCCTTCCTGACCTGTTCCGCTGGCTGCGTGACGGCAAGTACGAGGTGTACCTTGAAGAGCACAAGCGCCAGAGCGGCGGGAAGTATTGGGACGAGGGCAACCGCTGCTGGGTCTATGACGATTGATCCTGTCCTTTGTTAATCATTTGAGACTCACAATGAAACTGTACGCACCTGAGAACAAGGGCAAGTACGTCTGGCAAACCGCTGATGCCAAGACACGCGCCGTGTCCTATTCCGTCACTACAGGCCGCACGCCGCCCCCTGACGCCGCCTACGGGCATCCCATGGGCAAGTACGACGATCAGGGCCTGTACATGACCTTCTGCCCGAACGTGGGCGCTGATGATCCCAAAAGCCCGCTAGCAGCGCGTTACGTCTTGCATCCCTTGGCAGCGTCAGAACGTGACAAGGCGGACCGTGAGCGTCTATGGCGGGAGATCTGATGAAGCTGGCCTTTGATCTAACTGAAGTCCGCCGCCTACTTAGGCGTGGCATTGCTGCTGGCCATTGGCAGCTAGAGGATTTGGATCAGCCTTCGCCGGGCTGGGTCATCACAATGGAGGATGCAAGGCGCATTCCCGGCTTCACACCACCCGTTTACAAAAACCTTCTCAGAGATGAGCCCACACCAACAGAGCGTGTCGAAGTCGTCAGCCCAAGAGACTTCCCGCTGGTTACCTCCCCTGCCGATCCTGTTCAACGAGGAAGCGCACAAGTATTACCACCAACCCACGGGGCAGTGGTTGAATCATTCAGTGACGCAGGTTTGCAAGGGGACGAAGGATCCGTGGGCGATGCGGCGGATTATGGAGACGAAACATATTTGGGAGCCCCGTGGCAAATCAGTTCACCTGGCGTTGGAGAACTTTCTGACGACTGGTGATCCGGGTGAATATCCAACCGAATATGCGGAATGGATTGAACCGTTGCTGGGTCATTCCGTCTGGCAGACGTATGAGGCCATCGCGTGTGAATATCGGCTGTGCGATGTGGAACGCAGCATTGCGGGCAGCTTTGATTGCTTGCTGCGGCGGAAGGATGACCACGGGCAGCTTGTGTTAGTGGATTTGAAAACGCAGGGCAAGGCCGATGCCAGCCCGTATGACGTGAGCCCGCAGTTAGGCGGGTATTTAGGGATGCTCAGCCTGCACTGGCCGAAGCTGTACATACAAAAGGCTGGTGTGCTGTGGAGCCGGCCAGGGAGTACGACGCTGCAGAAGGTAGACGTTGACGAGGCGGTGATCGAATGGCAGGGCGCCCGTGATGCGTTTCTGCTGCTGAACCAACCGGAGTTTTGAGACGGGTTGCCATGCCCTCCCTTTAGGGGTATACTCTTTCTGTACGGGGGGAGACCCCACCACCACACGACCCATGACTCGTTTTACCTGCGCCGAGTATCAAGGCTTTGTTTTCAGCGGACCCGAAGATACCCGCACCGACTTTGCTGGTAAGCAGCTGGCTGATTTCAAGATTCTTGAAGTGCCTTCTGCTGATCTGAAATCCGAAATCGGCTCCTACCTAGCCCTTCGCCTTGATTGGATGGCTGCCCTGTGAAAACCATCCTGTCGCTTTGTGACTACAGCGGCAACTGGGCCAAGCCTTACGCGGATGCCGGCTACAACGTCCGTCTGATCGACGTAAAAACCACGGGCGACTTACGCCTTTTGCCCTTTGATCAACTCGGCCACGTTCATGGCATCCTTGCGGCCCCGCCTTGCACACACTTTGCGGCCAGTGGTGCTCGCTGGTGGGCAGACAAAGGATCATCCGCATTACTGGAGGGCCTTTCAGTTGTTGACGCCTGCCTACGCATCGTGACCTTGACGCGTCCGCAATGGTGGGTTCTTGAGAATCCTGTTGGCCGCCTGCGTGATTACCTTGGCCCGCCGCTACACACCTTTGATCCCTGCGACTACGGAGACCCCTACACCAAGCGCACGCAGCTTTGGGGGCAATTCACCCCACCGTTGCCACTCTTTATTGGTGGTGACAGATCTGTAGAGCCAACCGAAGGCTCAAAAATGCATCGTTTGTACGG